TACGATAAATATAATGGAATAGATAAAGGTGAATAAGATGGTTCATTAATATTAAGCAATAATGCTATGTTATTATAATATCAATTTTTATTTAATCGAGAAGACTAATATCTACTTATTCAATAATGCATACATACCCTGCAGAAAGCAGTCAGCCATATCGTCTTTCTTTTTATGGCTATTAAATCTTACTACCCATTCAGGCATATCAGATATCATTTCCAAACAATATTTTACACCAAGTGCCTTTGTTAATTTATAAGTTTTTGATTCATTATCATCATTCTTTACTTTAACTAATTCTTTCTTATCCCCATCATCAGCCAATTTAAGTTTATTACTTGGAGCCATAAAATGAACTGCCGATATAATATTTTTATCAATCATCCCGCGAATCATATAGAAATTATATAATGTTACTGATATGGTTTTCATTCTGGGGTTTTTCATTGTGGGTTGATTTTCAATATACACTCGGTCGCATTGCAGTAAATGAGGACGATTATCTAATTCCACAATTAGTTTATACAGAAAGTCATCCATACTCATAGTATTGATTGCTTTTTTTGTATGTTTTACTAATTTAAAAGTATTCTGGATTGATTTATATTTTGCTTTAGCGTGAACATTACAGAATGCACCATTATTATTATATTTACTTTTTTTTCCACAAATTGTTTTACCCTCGTAGCAACAAGTGCTATTGTTATCCTCAACAAATAAACTTTCAAAAGTCGGAGGGGTTATATTGGCATTCTTCATATGATTTTTACAGTAATATTTGTCACTCGAATTTTGATAGAAACTTGGATTGGCATTACATTGAGTGCATTTCATTTTGTCTCGGTCAGTAAGATTAATAACATCCCAATCAAGAATTTTAAATGTTTTAGTATCATAGTCATAATCAATAAAACAATACGCAAGATTAATAATACCCACGTCCCACGATAGAACTTTCATTAGTATTATAATTTTTAATTATTTATATTGTTTTTGCGTGAACAATATATGGCATCAAATAAACCAATATTATCAATACTATAATATTAATATTACTATTATAATTTGCCAACATACTTGCAAATAATACTGCCATAGTTATCATAACACTATCACCCACAACAGCGCCAGCACTAACTTCTTCCGCATAATCCTTAAACATATCTATCATATTATTTACTCCACGCGGGAGAGTTTTAATTATACCAAAATAAAAGACAAAGTCGTGAATTATTTGAATAACCAATACAAGGAAGGCAAATTTAAGTATATTAAATTGGTCACCGAATATCATACTATATAGAGCACGAGCAATAATCATTCCAATAACAAGAATTAAGGTATCGGCTATAACTGCTGACAATCCATATTTTTTATACCAATTTGCTAATTGATTTGAGCCTATTATATTGGGGAAGTAAAACGTTGCAAAGATAATAAGGATATCAGCTAAGAGACTCCCGTTAAGTATGGGTAAATAATCAGATATATTATTAAATTTTGATATATCAGCAAACATTATAAAAAATTAGAGAATAAAAATTTTATATTCCCCAATAAAAATTGATTTAAATAATTTATATACTTATAACTATAATATATAATGACTAATACAACCCTAGATATCATCCTCGGTCCTATGTTTGCAGGTAAATCGTGTGAACTTATTCGGCGCATCCGCATCCTTAAAGTATTACAAAAAAACTATCTAGTTATTAAACCATCTATTGATAATAGGTATGAGGAATCAAATGGCGGTTCGCACATTATCTCACATAATTATGATAAAGAGCATTGTATTGTACTCCAACATATGAATGATATTTTTGACAAATTAAATCAAAATAATAACATAAATACTATTTTTGTTGATGAAGGACAATTTTTTGATGACCTCAAGGAAGTCGTCATAAAATTGGTTGAAGAATATCATATTAATGTAGTTATTACTGGATTGGATGGTGATTCTAATAGAAATAAATTTGGACAAATTCTCGATTTAATTCCTTATTGTACATCGTGCACAAAAATTAATGCATGTTGTGTAAAATGTATGGATGGCACTCCAGCGCCATTTAGTTATCGGAAAAAGAATAATCAGCCAAATGAACAAATTTTGATTGGGGCAAATGATATGTATATGAGCCTATGTAGAAAGCATTATTTGGAAGGTAATGATTGATTTTTTATAATTCGTGTACCATAAATTATATGAGTTTTTTTATTATTACCCATACGGACATTATTATTTTGTTTAACAGGTGAGAACATTATAATATATTTATAAAATAAATAAAAATTGATTGATAGATAAAAATTGATCGTGGGTTAGAAAAGTTTAAGACTTTTCTAACATTCCCGATTAACATTTATTTGTGGGAATTATAATTCTCACAAATAAAAATTGATTGGGAGATAGGATTTTTATTTAAAATCATATCAAACCCAATTAACTTTATGAAACTATCCTTAAGGATAGTTTCATAAAAATTGAATAGATAACATTTAAAGATTTATTTATAACATTATAAAAGAATGGTTGTGTGGAATAATTATCAATTTAAACAATATATAATAGCGGACCCATTAATGTTCGCATTACCACAGGGTGTGAGTATATCGACAATGTGTGCTAGTTGTAAATTGGGTACAAATATTAATATTCAAAATATTAAACATCATTTACCTTTATCAATAGATGATATCCTTACAGTGAAAATTAATAAACAGGATATGAGAACATTAGTTGAAGAGAAAAAGAAAAAAAGAAGAACAAAAAGAAAACCAAATGTTTCAAATAATCCATTTTATAATCAGATTACATTGGTAATAAGAATTAACGAAGGACCATTTGAAAATATTCACGATGAACCACAAATAAATATTAAATTATTTCAAAATGGTTCCATTCAAATATCTGGATTAAAGAATATTGAATTTGCCAATCGTGCATTAAATAAGATGATTTATTGTTTAGGTCAATCAAAAGGGAAATTTACAAATGGGGCGATTGAGGAGATAAAATTTGTTGCCGAGCCAAGTGTTATGAATATTACAAATTTTGATATTTATATGATTAATTCAAACTATATGGTGAATATGATGATTGATAGAAGTAAATTATATACACTATTACTAATGAAGCGAGTTAAAGCACAATATGAGAAATGTGTGAGGGCTTGCGTGATTATTAAATATGTCCCACCTACGAAGAATTTAGAAGATAAAGATGTAAGTGTATTTATATTTGAAAAAGGTAATATAATTATAACTGGAGCAAGAAATTTTTACCATATTATTGATACCTATAATTATATCAATAATATACTACTAGACCATGTAGATGAAATTATTAAAAAGGATGATATATTGGAGGGTAAATTAATATTGAAACTATATGATGATATTTATAAAGAAAATAGTCATAAGTTCCCGGCTACATTTGCGAATAATTATTCATTAGTAATATAATTTCATTAGTAATATAATTTGTGGTTGTCGTAATTGAAAAGTGCGTGTAATTGCTTCGCAATAATCGCACTTTTCATTTATCTATTGCTACGCAATATAACCAGTTATGTTCGCTAATAGACAAGTCTGCACTTGTCTATTACGACGCGCACATTTGTGCATAAATAAATACTCCGCATAAATAAATGCTTTGCATAAATGCAAAGCATAAATTTAATAATCATCTGCTTGTGATACGACTATTTTTTTATCATTCGTAAATAAAACCGTATGTTCATATTGACAAGTCATATCTTTTTCTTTATTTGCTATTAATGGTGGATACGTATAAACACTACTAATATTAAAATTTTGTATTTTATAATGTTCTAAGTGATAATCAGAAAATATCATATTATTAAAAATTTTAAATAAAGGGTCATCTTTACTTTTAAGTCGATAATTATTTCTAACATCACCTTCGTGAAATCCACCACCTAGTATAGAAACAAATGGTTCAATTGCATATAATCCTTCTTTTATTCTTTCTGTATTTGAGTTTCCCGTTTTATAACAATGGATATTTGGAAGTGTATGTAAATTATACTGCTCAATCCTATGCCCACATAAACCCCGAATTATTTTCAATGGATAAATATTACCATTGTAAATAACTTCTTTTGATTGAACTATTTCTTCAACAATATCACCAATTTCAGATATAGGTGAATCGATACCAATATTTTTAACTGCTTGTTCGAGTGCATATTTTGTAGTATGATGAAGATCATAATAATCTGGATTAAAATAACAAGTAAAGGCAGAATCAACACACCAGCCATTTACGTGAACACCAATATCCAATTTAATATTATCATTGTAATTAACAACAATATTATCATCTTTTCGTGGAGAATTATGCGCAATAACATTTGTGAGAGACACTGTAGGGGGAAAACCAATCCCACCATTAACACCAGTATCTTTAGTATAATATCTTATCATATCATTAACTTTTTTAGATATATTATAAATTTTAACACCTGGGTAAAGCATATTTACAATATCTTTACGAACCTGCTTATGGATAATTCCAGCCTTAATTATACTATCAACCATATTATCATTCTCATTTAGACTAGGAATTGTATAATTAGTATAAACCGGTGCGATACCGCGTATTATATCATTCATTATAATGTATAATATATTTTATTCCCTAAATTTATTTTCTATCCAATAAACGGTCGCTAATATTGGTTGTTTCACGCACAATATCAACAGTTGATGGACCGGTATATATAATATTATTAACAAATGGATTCATATTTAATGAGGCTGGAACGTGTTGATTAATTGGTGAACGTTCTTGGAGTAAATTATAACCACGAGTTTTTGGTACTTCACCAATATAATTAACTGCAACATTGCGAACTTTCCCACCACCTTCAAGTGTTCCTGTTTTTTCTCTTCTATTTCTATCCGTGTATAAACCTATATTTTCGCGTCCTTGTGGGATTCTATCTGTACCACCACCTCCAAGTTCACGATTGGTAAGATTAATGCTATTTTCAACTGCTTCATTTAATACCATATTATTAGCAGATACTCGAGATATATCTTTACTTACAAATGAAAATTGAGGTCCATTGTAATCACGTGCTAGGACATCTTCAACCATACCTGCACGAGTAATATCATTATAAGGTCTATATTGTCCACTTGATTGATTAAATGATCCATTAATATATTTAGTTTCTTCGTAATCCATTCTATTGGTTGGGTTAGCTGGTTGCATATTTTCATAAACCATACCACCGGACATGTTAAATGTGCCACTGACTCCATCGTATAATTCTTCTCTATTGGTTGGGAGCGCTGCTTGATTATTTCTAAATTCTTCTTTAGGTACAAAAGAACTGGTACCGGTAATTGGAAGCATTCCCTCGTAATCCGTACGTTGGGTAGGATTAGCTGCTTGATAATTTCTAAATTCTTCTTTGGGTACAAATGAAGTAGTACCGGTAATTGGAAGCATTCCCTCGTAATCCGTACGAATAGTGGGGTTGGCTGCTTGATAATTTCTAAATGCTTCTTTGGGTACAAATGAAGTAGTACCGGTAATTGGAAGCATTCCCTCGTAATCCGTACGAATAGTTGGATTGGCTGCTTGATAATTACGATATGTTTCTTTTGGAACAAACGAATGAGTATTTGTAATAGGAAGCATACCCTCGTAATCAGTTCTTAATGTTGGATTAGCGGATTGATAGTTTCTAAATTCTTCTTTAGGTACAAATGAATTAACACCTGTTATAGGTAGCATCCCCTCGTATTCTGTTCTTAATGTTGGATTAGCTGATTGATAATTTCTAAATTCTTCTTTAGGTACAAATGAATTAACACCAGTAATAGGTAGCATTCCCTCGTAAGCGGTTCTGTGTGTTGGGTTGGCTGATTGATAATTACGATATTCTTCTTTCCCGACATAAGAAACAGTACCAGTAAGTTGTTGTTCATCTATATAATCCTCGCGATGGGTTGGATTTGCTGCTTGGTAATTTCTATATTCTGCGTTATTAACATAACTATACGATGGACCCATAAAGTTATTTTCATCTTCTTTTTGTGTTGGGCGCGCGGGTTGTTCATTTCTAAATTCTTCTCTCGCAACAGATGCCATTGGGGGACCATCAATTGATTTCATATAACTACGTTCAGAGTCAGTCTTACGAACAAGAGAACGCCATTCTGGTTTGGTAATAGCACCTGTTGTTCGAAGTAAATCATCAACAGAATTTTGTTCACGATAACGCAACATTGGTACACGGGTTCCATTAATTTCTTCGGGATCAACCGACATACCCTCACCAATCTTACCGGTTTGGTTAGGTCTATTTTCTGATGCTAATCTTTGACTATTCACACCCTTCCCACGTAATTCTTCTTGTGTTTTCTCTCTGGGACGAATCATAAAAGTAGTTGGAACACCATCAATCCATTCCGGGCGAATATTGGTATTATCAAGTAAATCACCGTTTTTGTATTTTAATGCACTACTAAAACGGTCTAACCCAATTTTATCCAAAATTTTGGTATCACCTGCTAGCGCATTATCATTTTTCATTGGTTCAAACATATAATTAATTTCTTTTTTTGGTGTAGCATATTGACCCACTTCATTGGAATGATAATCTTTTATAATTAATGTCCCATCACGTGAACGAGTATTAAATCTATTAGGATCAGCACTATTTTTCAATGTTTCAAATGTATTAAATGGAAACATATTTTCTGGCTTAACTGGTTCTACATAAGCAGTTTCTTGATTTAAATAACTATATTTATTATTATAAAAACCAGTATCTTTATCACTAGTTTTAACTAAACTAAACTGGTCTTTAAAAGATGACTGAACTTCAACTGACATTATTATATTATATTATATAATAATATAATATAAGAATCATTGGAAATCATTATTATATTATATTATATAATATAATAATATAATATAAGAATCATTGGAAATCATTTGAAAATTATTTATTGAGTAAAAGCATAAGCGGGTGTAGCAGGTCCTGCTTGGGGTAATAAGCCCTTGTATTTTTCAGTGTAATCTGCATTAGGCTTAAGGGTGGCGAATTGTTTGGGAGATAAAGCATATTTATCTTGTTTTTCAACATAACGAGATGCTTCACCATAACGATTTGGGGTCATAAACTTGTCGTTATTTGCGTGAACAGTTTGTGGACTAACAAAGAGGTAAGGGGTAAGAGCATATGGTGCAGTGTACATTTCACGGTAGTTTTCAATTGGATTAGTAAAACGGCTATTTTCAAAAGTTAAAGTTTCCTTAACATTGCAGTTATTAGGAACATTCCCAAAATTGGTTTCATATGATTTATTTGTTCTGCCGACGTGGTCATTTAATTCCTTGTCACGATTCATAAGACGGTTTTCAATATATGCTTTTTGTCCGAGATTTAACATACCCTCAGCATAAGGGCGGGTCATTTCAGATTGAGCACAGCGCGAACCAGCGGGTGCATAACAAGCCGTCATACTTTCCTTGACACTAGGGTCTAATAATAATTTATTAGAATCAGTGTTTGTTTTATCAAATAAAGACATTTCGCTAGTGTCATAACGTACGCGTGTAAAAAGATTAGACATATATAATAATATATAAAAAAATAAATTATATATTTATTTTTTTATTTTACTTTTCAGGTAATAATTTTATTGAGTAGGTGCGGATAATTTACGTAAATCTTCCATATATTTGTTATTCTTAGATTGGTCAATAAAAGAAGGTGCATTTAATGTGCGTTCACATAAATAAGGAGGAGAATAATTTAATGTTTGCGCAATAACATCAGATTTTTGATATTTAGTTCGTGGGTCTTTCGATAATTTACGGGTTAATCCAAATAAATCATTTTCAAGATTTACACGTTCTTGGTGAACAGTAACATTTGGTTTATCACCGCAAATTGTGCAATTTTCGTGGGCTTCTATGTTGAGAACATAAGCGAGGGGCTTAATGCTTTCTTTTGTTTTAACTAAAAATGAACCTTGGTCGTATGTAGAACGGTCTTGCATATATATTATATAATAGAAAAATGTTTTCATAAATATTTTATATATATTTTAAATCTTAGATAAAATATTATATACAATTACCCCAATATAATCTTCCGCAAAAAGTCCTGTTGTAATATATTTTTCAAATAAACTATTCATTAAAATATTTTTAAAATCATTTTTATTATTTTTTAATATATTATCTCTCATAAGCCATTTTAATTCTTCTTTTATTATAAATACACTACTGATATTAAATGGATAATTTATAAATGGGACCATATTAGTAAGAATAATATCAACCATATTGTAAATACATTTATTTAAGTTTTTCATTGCAACGAATGTATCTAATTCTTCTATTAATATTTTTTTATAAGTATGATATGACTCTTTATTATTAAACATATGATGTAAACCAATCATTACATCACGAACGGTATATTTATCTAAA